AGCGAAAAGGAACGTTTACGCGATATCGCTTTTGGTAAATATAACGCAGCTATTACGGCAGCCGGTGACTTAGCAGCTAAAGAAAGTTATAGCGAGCGCGTACAGATACAACTAACCGAGATCGCTAAACTCGCATCTTTAAGTAAAACTACTAACGCATCTTTAACCCTAACAAAGCTCCGCGAGTCCGAGGAATTATCAATGATCGACCGGGTAGCCGCGGCACAAAAACGGGCCGATGATGCTCGCCTCAAAGCTTTACAAGAATACGTAGCGTTGCTTGGTAAAGTCGGTACCGGCGCGGGCGCCGGCACGGGAGCGGGTGGAGGCGGCGGCGGCGGCGGCGGATCGGGAAGCGGCTCAAGTGTTGCTACGTTATCGCAGATCGATACCCTTACCGAGTTACGTAAGACTACTCAGGTAGGCACCGGCGTAAACTTTTTACTCAAAGAGCAGATCGACGAATTAAAATACGGACTAATACCGAGCGTATTAAATCAAAGCGACGAGCGTACTCGTCTGCAACAAATGGGACTTTTTAACAATACCGGCGGTATTAGCCCAAGCTTTGATCCGGGACGTTTTAGGATGGCAGAAAACGCAAGCTATACCCTTAATTTTACCGCAGGTGTTATAGCTCAGCCTGACGAGTTTGCTACCTTGGTACAAGATACGATCCAACGCCTTAACCGAGGCGGCGACCCTATTAGTACGGCCGGTGCATTATGACCGTCCCTACGATTAACGCGGTTATTAACTTTTCTACAGGCCCGTCTTTTGCTCAAGCTATGATCTTAGGAAGCGGCCAATTAGGTACAAACGTATTAGCCGACTCAGAGGCTTTAATCGTAGACGTATCTAATCAAGTAGATGGCGTTACTACAATGAGAGGCCGCAACGCTCAGGCCGATGTATTCCAAACAGGTACGCTAACCCTGCGTATCGTCGATCAAAATGGCGACTTTAACCCTCAAAATCCGGCAGGGCCTTACTACGGTTTACTTACTCCGATGCGTAAGGTACAGATAACAGGCACGTACGCAGGTGTCGAGTATCCGATGTTTAGCGGCTTTATTACTAGCTATACAACTACTACCCCTAAAATGGCTACCGATGTAGTTTATACAACTATAACCGCCGTGGATGCTTTTAGACTTTTCCAAAATAGCCAAGTCTCGACCATTACTTTAGCCGATGCCGGTGACTTACCGGGCGAGCGTGTAAACGCTATCCTCGACGAGATCGCTTGGCCTCCATCTATGCGTGAGATCCAATACGGTACAACAATATTTCAGGCAGACCCGGGCAACCCTCGCACCGCTTTAGCTGCACTACAAACGGCAACCATCTCCGAGTACGGCGCTATTTATATTAACGCTCGAGGATCGGTAGAGCTGAAAGATCGAGCCTTTTGTATCGACTCTCAGGCTTTCCCGGTAACTCGCTTTAATGACGATGGCACCGATATAAATTACTTTAATGCCGTATGGCGCTTAGACGATACGCAGGTTTATAACTCGGCCTCTATTACCAAGATCGGTGGTACGGCTCAGCTTGCTCAGGATCAGGACTCTATCGATGAGTACTTTGTACACTCATATAACCAAACTAATCTCGTAATGGACACCAATCAAGCCGCGCTTGATTACGCCCGTGCGTACGTAGCAAGCCGTAAAGATACTCGGACCCGATGCGATGCGGTAGAGCTTGATCTATATATGGACGATTATAACGATGGCATCCTTGCAGCTCTTAGCCTAGATTTTTTTGACCCGGTAGAGGTTACAACTAATCAGCCTGGTAACTCGACCCTGCAACAGACTTTACAAGTGTTTGGCGTAGTCCACCGCGTTACGCCTAACTCATGGAAAACGACATTTACAACACTAGAGCCGATTATCGACGGCTTTATATTAGACTCATCACTATATGGAGTGCTCGATACCTCCGTATTAGCATACTAAGGAGCAAGAGATGGCAGCTGGTCTAGGTTTTAAGACCTTTACGACAGGTGAGGTATTAACCGCCGGTGATGTAAACGGCTACCTCATGCAGGGTATTAACGTATTTACAAACGCTACGGCACGAGATGCGGCTATTACCGCACCGGCTGAGGGTCAGTTTGCATTTACAAAAGATAATAACTCTTTATGGTATTACGACGGTGCAGCTTGGGTCGCCTCAGGGGCTACCGGTGACATCGAGGGAGTTACGGCCGGTGTAGGTATTAGCGGCGGAGGTACTAGCGGTACCGTAACAGTTACTAACTCAATGGCTACGGCTATCGATGCTAAAGGTGATCTAGTACCCGGTACAGGTGCAGACACTTTCGCACGTCTAGCCGTAGGCGCTAATGGGACAATTTTAACGGCAGACTCGGCCGAGGCTACGGGTATGAAGTGGGCGGCGGCAGCAGCAGGCGGAAAAGTATTACAAGTGGTACAAGGCACAACACAAAGTAGCCAAGTTGACAACTCTACGAGTACGGATGCGGATACGGGTGCAACTGCAACAATTACGCCAAGCAGCGCGACATCAAAAATCCTGTGTTTAGTAACTATCGGTGGAGCATTAAAAAACGTGGCTAACTCTGGAAATTACATAGTATTTAAGCTAAAACGCGGTGCAACAACAGTTTTCACGCAAGATGGTTTTCTCTATAACCCAGTCGCCCAAAGTTTTGCAACAACTTTTGCAATGACTTATTTGGATTCACCAGCCACAACAAGTGCGACAACTTATAAAGTCACTTTTAATAATCCAAACAACACGGCATTTGTTTCGGTCGGTGCTTTTGCAAGTGAGCGAAACATACAACTATTAGAAATTGGTGCATAAAAATGGTTACTGGTGGAGATGTTTTATTTATGTTACGACCTGAAGGCGGTTGGATAATCGACGGAAATGATTATGACACAATCCAATGGATTAGTTGCGACCCAGTAAGTCAAGAACAATTTGACGCAGGTTTTATTGAGTATCCAATTTGGAAAGCAGCCCAAGACGCTCAACAGGCAGCGGCAAAAGCGCAAGCCGAAGCCAAACTCGAAGCTCTTGGTTTGACAACGCAAGATTTGGAAGCGTTGGGGTTGTGACTCTTACAAGCTACAACGGATATCCGGCCTCGAAAGATCCGGCCGAGATTAAAATAAAGTCCTACCCTGTACGGGGTACGGATCGTAAGCTAAGGTGCGCCGAGAGTGTTGGGCCTCTCTTGGCCGCCTTTGCTGCGGAATTTCACGAGCTTATCGAGCCGATCGATGAGGGTACATTTGACGACTGGGCATATGCGTACAGGATGGTAAGAGGCAACCCTACAAAATTATCGTGCCACTCATCCGGGACGGCCATCGATCTAAATGCGACAAAGCATCCACTAGGAAAATACGACACTTTTCCGGCTGAAAAAGTACCGATGATCCGAGCGCTCGCTAAAAAGTACGGCCTCAAGTGGGGCGGCGACTTTAAGAGCAGGCCGGACGATATGCACTTTGAGATAGAAATATCAGCTGCAAAGGCTAAAGCGTTAATCTCGAGTTTAGGTTTACAGTAAACAAACCCTAAGGGCAGTAATGGAGCTAGACAATGAAAGAGCAAGCAATCGCAGCGGCTAAATCTTACGGCCGTGCAGCCTTGGCAAGTGCGGCAGCGCTGTATATGTCAGGGATCACCGATCCGAAAGTATTGGCTAACGCGTTTATCGCTGGGCTAATCGGGCCACTACTTAAGGCACTCCAACCGTCCGAAGGTCAGTTTGGCGTAACTAAGTAATGGAAGGGGCTCAGCTCATAATCGGTATAGCTGTGGGGAGCTGTACCATTTTGGGGTTAGGGGCTGGGCTCGTCCGTCATTTAGTTAAGTACTACCTATCAGAGCTAAGGCCGGACGGTAACGGAGGCCATAACCTACGAGGCCGTATCGATCATATGGAGTCACGAGTCGAGCGTATGGATAATAAAATCGATAAGATTTACGAAATTTTGTTAGAGACACGCCTAGCCAAATAATTGCCTTTTGTCAGTAGGTAGCCTCATACTGATACTACAAACGCCGGGAGGGCTACTCGGTTTGGTAGCTGCTCGGCCTTAACAAAGGGCGAACAATGAACAGTATGGACATTTTAATCGGTTTAGCAGCCTGCGGTATGGGCTTTATGTTTATGGTGATCGGATACTCGATCGGCTTTAAGCACGGACACGGCGAGGGCTTTGTACGTGGCCGCGCTATTGCT